GTGTGCAAGTTGTTGGTCCTTGTTCCCGTTTCCGAGGGCAACGGATACCGTGCAGTCGTATTTATCATTCCATGAATCAGGACGTACCTCTACCCATCGGTTGTTTATCATAACAACACGGTCCCTGTCCTGATTTTTGAGGAGCAATTCGTATATTGTCCTCATAAGCTCCTTAACACCTGTTTCCGCGAAGTTTCTTGCTATAAGCTCTACCCTTGATTGGGCAGCGGTCATTACAGCATTAACAGCGGTAGCGGTAGTATGAGAAGTAAGGGCATTATCGTTGAGTCCTTGTGTATGTCTATTTACACCTGCCCTGGACTCTCGAATTCCGTCGAGGTATTCCAGCATCTGGAATGAGTAGCTCTCTAATGGAGGGGTTGCCAAAGGGGTGACAGCGTTGGGGGATTTAACCCGGACAACTCCTCCAGGTCTCTGAGTAAGAAGGTCATCAAGGTTAGCCTGACCTTCAAGAACTGCGTACCTGCCATAGTTCTGGTTGTACATATTGTCCATCAGGTTACGCATCAGGGTACTCTTGATCAGCTGTAGGTCCATAACCAAGTCTGCAACTGACAGGCCGAAGAACTTATGCGGAATTTTTACCGGGCATATTGATACAAACGGGATTGAGTCTATTTCCTCATTCGCAAAAACATAGTCTCCTACGGTACATACTTTTCGAAGCTCTGTGATTCCATCCCCGTTGTAGTCTGTTCTCAGATAGCTCTCATGTAACCAGTATTCACGCAACGCTTCCTCATGCTCTGTTGCGCCGCCGGTTCCCCATCCACCCCAGTAAGAAGCTGAATTATCAACCTTATATCTGGCAAGCCTTTCAGCGGAGAACTCCTCCATATCGTCTCCACCACTACCAAGTTCCTCAACCCCGAAGTCTTGATCAGGGTACATAAGCCTCAATTCGGATAGAGTCTTCTTTACCCGATGGCATACGAATCTGGCATCCTGAATAGTCTTTGACTCGCGTGAGATTAGGAATTCGCTGGGGGGTACGTTCTCTATCCTCACCTTCCCGTTATTGTTCGTCCTCTTTAACACAACATCGTGGAATACAGCTTCCTCCTCTGTGTATTCAGAGTGCTGGATAACCTCTACCTCTTCTGACTCAATCAGATAGTTGAATTCGTTATCCCCTAGCCCGTGGTATTCTTCTCGATGCTCTTCTGAGTATTCATCCCACCATACCTTTACAATGCCGTTCTTCTGTAGCAGGGCATCAGTAAACCATGAGTAGAGAACTTCCCAACCATTGTTATCTTTAGCGAAGACGTAGTTCACGTAATCAGTAGCCTGCTTCGCCATATCCACATCTTCGGGACCGTGTGGGTTGAACTTTACCATCTCATCGCCAGATGCGAAAACACGCATGAGAGACGGTTTTATCCACTCTATGGTGTCAGATACCGTGGAGTCTACAAACTTTGATCTTCCGTCAACCTCGTTTCCGAAGGGAAGCCCATAGTAATAGTCCATAGACATTTCACGCTGCTTGGAAATCTCATCGCTATAACCTAAAGCGTCAGGGATTTCACCTCGTATTCTGGATACGAGTTCTTCTTCTGTTATTTTAGATGATGCCATAATTCCTATATTCTATGTCCTTTGTCCACGCTGGGTCTTTGCCCGATACGGCAAACCGTTTTGACATGAAGGCGTATCTTGTAGCCGACATGAGGTCATCCCTTAACGGGACTACCTTATTCTCCTTCCTGTGATACATCCTGTACTCTTCAAACCACTGGTTAAGTGTATTAAATACCTTGAACTTCTTGTCTTCCATAGATTGCAGCATAGCCATAATACCTTCCTCTATAGAGTTTGAGCCCTTGTTTGCTCCCAGTGCTGGAGGATTCGTGAAATGTTCAAGCAGAAAGTTGCAACCAAGGTTCCTGTATTGCTCGGCTAGGCCCGGGTTTCCCATGCTATCCCTGCGATTTCCGTCATGTGGGTAGGCTATAGGGATGAAATTGGGCCTAGTTTTAATAGAACCTGCGTGTACGGATGGGGATGCCTTTGACATCCTATAGCAGTCGTACACGTAAAATGTTTCAGTATCCCGGTCTAATGCACACCATACAACAGCTGTAGGGTGGTCATAACCGAAGTCTATAGCCGCTATCCTCGGCCAATGCTCCTCTATCTGGACCGGGTCTATTGAGATATTCTCTTCCGGTATTGGGAAGATAAGGCCAGAACCGACAGAAGGCCTTCCGTACCTACGCATCTCCCTCTCATGCGGGGAATATGCGGAGAGAATCTGGGTCATCACCTCTTCAGACAGGTGACCCCTTTCCCCTTTCATAGACATTACCTTCTCCGAAGCGTCATCCCATGTTGCGTTGGATAAGGATTGCCCCGGCTTCAGGTTATTCATAAAGGATGCGACGGTCTCAGTCATCCCTGATTCAGGTGTGAAGGTCATATAAACCATACCTTTACGGTCCAGAGTCCTGGTTACGGCCTGACTGTATATTTCCCTGCCCGGCTCTTCATCAAGCCATACGCAGTCTACAGACCTACCTTGCCACTTCTCAGCACCCATTTCGTATGCCTTAAAGAATAAAGAAGAGTTCCCGCCGCTAACGTGCCTAATCAAGGCAACTGACTTTGCGTTTGGTACGCCGGGCTTCCTTTCCGTTTTAATTATACATTTTCTAGGGATTGAGCCGCTACCAAAAGCTTCCGGGTCATCGGGGGAACCCAATAACTCCGCCTGTACTATATCTCTAGTGGTCTCGTTTGAGACTCCCCCAGCCCAGGCGGTGACTGGTAAATTATATCTACGGCCATTCCACCACTTCGGGTATAATCCGGTAAGATGGTAGGACATTTCTGCGGCCCCGCAATAGGACTTTCCTATACGGTTAGCAGCCATTAAGAGCCTCTGGTTGGCTTCTAGGCCTGTTTCATGGAAGCCCTGCTGGTATGGGTATGGATCATAGAAGTCTATCCTATTGAACCTTTCGCGCTGCTTTAGCTCCCGTGCTATCTCAACCGCTTTTTCCAGCTCTGCTCTTCTCTCAAGGTCTTTATTCAGGTACTTCAACCCCGCTTGGTTTTACTGTTCTTCTTGGCTAAATAAGCCTTATATGACTTCTTTGCGGATTCCAGAGTCTTGTGTACACCACCGCCGAAGGTATAACCACCCTTTACCTTCCTGATAGGCATTAGTTTACTAACTCGGGGATTTCAGAGATGGAGCTGGTGCCGGTAAGAGCCTCCAGTTCTCTCTCTAATTCGTCTGTAGACGCTGTCTCTACATGAGAGATTTCAGTCTTAATCTTCTCAGCAGGCTTTAAGCCTGCCCTATCCAGGATGTCCTTGACAGCTCCGAGTCTTACAGACTCACTCTCCGCACCCTCTGCGAGTGTTTTAAGCTGAGTTAGTGCCCCCGGTACGCAGTCCATGATCATCTTCTTGGTTCTGCGTTCTATCTCTGGTTCAAACTTATTTTTGAGTTCATGCCCTCGTTGTTTAGGGTGTGCGTATCCGGCAAGCTCTGCTGCCCGCGCCGCATTCCCATGTAGGCAGAATTGCTCAATAAATAATTCCTGTTTACTGGTAATCATTTCTTCCTCTTCTTTCGTTTCATAAGACCCCTGAAATAATTCTCAATCTCATCTCCGCTTTCCTGCTCAAAGTATCAAACGTTTGCGGATATGGCGCTTTCTTTCCTTTACCCATTTCCCCCAAAACCTCTCATAGGTTCCCTTCAGGAGGTCCCCCATGAAAGAATGCTTCTTCTTTAACTCCCAATATTCGGGGTTATTTACTGATAAACCAGACTTTTTATGCGGCATAAGGGTTTACTTATATAAGGTGAAATGTCCTATTGGTGAGTTTGTACAATATATTATATATCAAGAAGAAACAGAAGGGGCTCTGCCCCTTCCTTAAAGAGTAGTCTTGGGGAATTCCCTAGCGCCGGGCCTAGAATGCGAATGATTCGCATTACGATAGCGCTTCAATGAAGCGTGTGAGTGCGTGAGGTACACATTGTTTTCTACCTTCTTCTATACCTATCGTCTCACCCCACCCTTCTTCTGTCTTCTATCTACTATTGACATCAGATGAGGATACCCCTATGATCCGCTGTTCACTCACATCAACACCGAGGTACAACATGGCATATTCCTACTTCCCGACTCAGAGTTCAGCAGAGAAATGGGTCAGAGAAAATCTAGACCTATCTATTGGACGTGTCACAATCGAAAGGGCATTCCACAAGACAGACGACAGAAAGCAATGGCTTGTCAATTATTCCTTGAGGGCTATAAAATGATCATATTAGAGCAGATCATCGGTTGGACTATAGCGGTATCGTTGACAGTTTCCACGGTAGCACTATCAGCTATTGTCATTCTGTTCGTTGTCTCAGTAGTCGCCAGAATCATACTTCAGATAAAAGGAGAGTAAAATGAAACGAGTACAGGTATATTACAACATTCGGCGTGGTGATTATTCGGTCCGTCAATCGGGCCGGGTAATTGATCATGTCGACTCTATTGCGCTATCTGATGTCCGTTTCAACGTAGCACCTGCTGGCCGTGATAAGGTCCGAGCTACTGGTGTCAAAAACGTACACGCTACCGTCTCGGGCTATTTGGACCTACACGCTATGATGAAGGATTGGAACTGTGACTATGTTGCGTACAATCCGTTCAAATATGATCAGTTTGTGAAAATCACTGCCCGTGCTTATGATGGTTTTGATGCAACCCCTGTATCATCTGCCGATTATGTCGAATTAATGCCGAACCGCGAAATCCGAGCATGGGGGGTCAAATGACACTACATTTATCTAAAATGTCTGGGAAGCTAACCGGCATACCAGCATACAATACAAACACGACTAGCAATGAGTTTTGTATACGTCAAAAAGATACAGATACCATATGCGGAGAATGCTATTCACACAGGATGTTAGCTACATACAGGAAGTCGTGTATCCCGGCATTCGAACGAAATTCGGTAGCTTTTGCGGAATGGATAGACTGGGCCGATTTACCATTTATAAATGCCGCTTTCGTACGACTAAACGGGCATGGCGAACTGATAAACGAAACTCATTTTGTCAATATTATCAGGCTTGCGCGTAAAAACCCGCACACCACATTTGCATTGTGGACAAAACGTGCCAGCATCACCCGCAAGTTCACTAAGCCATACAATGGCAAGAACTTGACGCTGAGAAGAGGTGTGCCAAATAATTTGATTCTCGTATTCTCAAATCCTAGAATTAACAAGGTAATTGGAGTGCCGCGAGGCTTCCATAAGGTGTTCAACAATGTATCAAAAGGCTCTACAGAGCCGCAGAACTGCACTGGCAAAAAGTGCATAGAGTGTCTTTTCTGTTACAGAAAGGACAGCGGAATAAACGTAATCGTGGAGCAAACCAAGTGAAATATATCATATTCGAAAAGGACAGACAGCGGTATTTGTCAATGCATGGGCAGATGGTAGGTATAAAAACTATCCCACCAAAGCACAAGCGCAAGAAGCCAACACGGCTCCCATCGTGCATACACGGAGTAACTCACAGAAGTCAACTGACAATGGACCATTATAGTAAAAGGTGACAGTATTGAGTAACTTCAATAAGGGCCCCGAAGGGCCCTTTTTTTTTGCCACCAGACGGCCCTGTAAGGGCCATTACAGGCTTTTGAGGGGATACCGCTACACCCTATAGGGTATCGAAGTCCACGCCGCCTTGGCGCTTCTGCGGCCTGTGATAATCTCTTAATGTGGCGTGCTTGTGCCCTTTCTTCTTGTAAGGGCTGTGCTTATGCGCCAGATTCCGCTGCCTAGACGAACGCCGCCTCGCTTTCTCAGATTCGCGAACGCCGCCGTCATTTGGCTGTTGCTTCATTTTCCGAAACTTCCCGCTTTAGGATTTCCGCGTAGTCGATGATCTTGTCGAGGTCACCCATTGGGTCACCTTTCTTATTCCACCGCGACGCATATTTTATGATGTTCCCGGTGCAAAAATCCAGATTATTCTCCAAAATGTAAGTGATTGGAGTTATTTTCATCGCGTAGTGTTGGCTCATCCATAATCTCCTACTATACTAACATATAAGCGGTAACCCTTTGATTACAAAGGAATGATTAGTAATAATGTTGAATGAGAAAGATGACTACCTGTAATAAGCGGCTACAACTCGACTGATTCCTCTATAAGCGGCTACAACTGGTACACTGATTCCTCTATAAGCGGATACAACTGAAATAAAAAGCTTGACAGGCCCTGGAGATCCATGCTATCTTCCTCTCATGGAATCAAGGTTGGTTCCAACAACTGGAGAAATAAATGAAACGCAGGAAAAAGAACGCATCTGAAAAGATGCAGGACATCAAGAGAACCCAAAAGGCTTACGAGGGAATGGCTAACGCCGTCGATAAATTCAAGGATGAGGTGTACACCTATGAGTGGGATGTTGGGAAAATTGGCACCTCTAGCTTCCATGAACTCTTCAACGGCAGGGATGAACTTGACTCGGCGAAGCTTATGCAGGGGGAAAGTCTGGTGGATGACACCTATTATTCGGACGGTAAGTTCGAAGGGATGGATGTTACCCTCATTGAGGAATATAAGAGTTGACAACAAGAGCTAAATCAATTATCATCAGATTATTGATAGGAGTTCCCACTGTTTCACTGCTTTTCTGGATTGTGTGGGAAGTGGCAAACACCCCTTACTGGTGAGGAAAGGTCTACTGGAGCCAGAGAAGGCTAGATTGCGTGTGATTAATGCCGCACTAAACTGCATGACCAAGTCCCGGGCAAGACTAAAACTGCCCTTCGTTTCATGGATGTTCCTCCTGGTGAGCCCTGAGCAAGGCTTAAAAAGGCTCTTTTTTATATGAGAAAAGGAAGTCGAAAAATCAAAAGCCGAGGACTCAAGAGAGCCTTGGCTATTCTGCGTGGAATTGAAAAAGAGAGGGTTGCCTGTATCAAGAATGCCTCTCAGATAGAGTTTGAATCACTGCTCAGTAGAGCTTTAAATCAGATAGAAAACATCAAGAGAATAGGTAGGGATA